AGGAGAACATCCGCGTCCGCCGCGCGCAGGAGGCGGTGCGCGCCACCACCGAGGCCGCGCGGCTGATCGCCGAGACGGCACCCGACGACGGCGACCACCGCAGCGCCGCAGCGATGGCGCTGGTGCAGAGTGAGGTCTTCGAGCTGCTGCTCCGCATCCGCGAGAGCGAGGACATGGAAGACCCGGCCGCGCGCCTGGCGGTGATGAACGAGGCCGCCCTCGGCCTGAGCCGCCTGAGCCGGGCGAGGGTGAATCAAGGGCGCTGGGCCATCGACGTGGCAGAGCGCGCCAAGGCCGCCGCCGACAAGGTGGGCAGCCTGGTCGCGCAGCGCGGCATCGACAGCGAGACTGCGGCCGAGATCAGGGCCAGCATCCTGGGCATCACCCGGGGCGCGAGCCGCGTCGTCGGCGCTGCCGGCGCTGCCGTGGTTGTTGCGCAGGGCGCGCCGCAGGGTGTTGCGCAGGGCGCAAGTGCGTGAGCCATGACGCAAGCCCCCTCGCGCTGCTGACGCCGCCTGCAGCGCCCGATGCGCCGCCGCCGGCGCTGCTGCCGTACCAGGCGCGCTGGGTCGAGGATCCCGCGCCGCTCAAGATCGCCGAGAAGGGCCGCCGCGTCGGCCTGACGTGGGCCGAGGCGGCCGACGATGCGCTCATCGCCGCCACCGAGGGCGGCAGCAACGTCTTCTATATCAGCGCGACGCAGGACATGGCGCGCGAGTACATCGAGGCCGTGGCAATGTGGGCTCGCGCCTTCGACCTGGCCGCGAGTGCCGTCGCCGAGGGCATCTACGCCGACGAGGGCCGCGACGGGGCCGACAGGCACATCAAGACCTACGAGGTGACGTTCCCGCGCAGCGGGCGCCGCGTGCTGGCGCTCAGCAGCCGGCCGGCCAACCTGCGCGGCAAGCAGGGCGTCATCGTCATCGACGAGGCGGCGTTCGCGCCCGACCTGCCGGGCCTGCTCAAGGCTGCCCTGGCCATGCTGATGTGGGGCGACCGCGTGCGCATCATCAGCACGCACAACGGATCGGAGAACCGCTTCGCGCAGCTGATCGACGAGGTGCGCGCCGGCAAGCGCGGCGCCGCCACCGTGCACCGCATCGCATTCATGGATGCGGTGCGGGATGGCCTGTTCCGCCGCGTGTGCCTGCGCAAGGGCCGCACGTGGACGCAGGAGGCCGAGGACGACTGGGTCGACGCCACCTATGCCTTCTACGGCGAGGACGCTGGCGAGGAGCTCGACTGCGTGCCCAACCGCAGCGCGGGCGCGTACCTGAGCCTGGCGCTCATCGAGCAGCGCATGGTGCCGGTGGTGCCCGGCGCGCTGCCCGCCATCGTGCGCGGGCGCTGGGATGATGCGTTCGCGTTCCAGCCCGAGGACGTGCGCCGCCGCGGGATCCAGGGGTGGATCGACGAGAGCCTCGCGCCGGTGGTGCGCCTGCTGCGCGCCGAGCGGCGGCACTCGTTCGGCGAAGACTTCGCCCGCTCGCTCAACCTCACCAGCATCACCGTGCTGGAGGAGGGCGCCGACATCGTGCGCCGCGTCGTGCTGCAGCTCGAGCTCGGCAACTGCCCGTTCGCCGCGCAGCAGCAGATCCTCCACTGGCTGCTCGATCATGTGCCACGGCTGCGCAGCGGCGCGATGGACGCCGGCGGCAACGGCAGCGCGCTCGCCGAGGCCACCGCGCAGCGCTACGGCACGCAGCGCGTGGCGCGCATCATGCTCACGCGCGGCTTCTACCTCGAGCACATGCCCAAGCTCAAGGCCGCGCTGGAAGACGGCACGCTGGCCGACATCCCCCGGTGCGAGCTGCTGCGCGACGACCTGCGCGCCATCGCGGTGATCGACGGCGTGCCGCAGATCGCCGGCGGCGACACCACGCGCAGCGCCGCCGCGCGCGCCGCTGCGGCCGAGGGCGGTCGCAAGCTGGTGCGGCATGGCGACTTTGCCGTGTCGCTCTTCCTGGCCCTGTACGCCAGCCTGCAGGGCGGCAGCGAGATCGCGTGGACGCCGGTGCCGGCCGTGGCTGGCCGCTACGCCGAGCGGCCCGACGGCAACGGCAGCGCGGGCGGCCGGCTGCGCCTGCGGCCCGATCCGATGCGCGATTTCGGCCCGATCGGCGGCTCCGGGGGCGATTGGTGAGCCCAGCAGGGGCACCCCGGCCCCCACGATGCCCCGGGAAGCTGTTCATGAACAGCAATGAACGGGGTAACGCGGGTGGGGGGCTACCACCCTACCTACTCGGCCGTCCGATCGCTCCTAGCGCCTCTAATCGCGTCGGCTGATTTCGGCCCCGCCCGCAACCCGCCCGCCAGCCGCACACAGATCAGGAGCAGCACATGGCCCGCATCGTCGACCAGTTCGGCAACCCCGTCGACATCGGCCGCCTGAGCGAGCCGCAGATGGCCGACACGGCATGGCTGCGCCGCGAGTTCGACACGCACCCGGCGAAGGGGTTGACCCCCGAGCGGCTTGCCAGTGTGCTGCTGCGCGGAGAGCAGGGCGACTGGGTGGCGCAGATCGACCTGGCGGCGGACATCGAAGAGCGTGACGGCCACGCGTATGCCGAGCTGAGCAAGAGGCGCATGTCCATCGCCGCGCTGGAGTGGACGGTGTCGGCCCCCAAGGGCGCCACCCCGGCCGAGACGGCACAGGCCGAGCAGCTGCAGGAGTGGCTGGAGGCGCTGCCCGACTTCGAGGACGTGCTGCTGCAGATGATGGACGGCGTGCTGTACGGCCTGGCCGCGCACGCCATCACCTGGCGGCAAGACGGGCGCCTACGCATGCCGGCGCTCGAATACTGCCCGCAGCGCTGGTTCGCGCCCGACGCGGCGCGCCGCGGCGTGGTGCTGCGCAGCCAGTCGCAGATGGCGCCCAACCCGCCGGGGCTGGAGGACCTGCAGCCCGTGATGGGCGAGCCGCTCGAGCCCATGCGCTGGCTGGTGCACACCCCCGCCAGCCACAGCGGCTACCTGACCCGCAGCGCGCTCGCGCGCGTGCTCGCGTGGCCGTATCTGTTCAAGCACTACAGCGTGCGCGACTTCGCCGAGTTCCTGGAGATCTACGGCCTCCCGCTGCGCCTGGGCAAGTACCCCTCGGGCGCGAGCGAGGACGAGCGCATGACGCTGCTGCGCGCCGTCACCGACATCGGGCACAACAGCGCCGGCATCGTGCCCGAGGGCATGACGATTGACTTCCAGTCTGCCGCGGCGCAGGGCACGCAGGTGCCCTTCGAGGCCATGTTCCGCTACATGGACTCGGTCGAGAGCAAGGTGATCCTCGGCCAGACGCTGAGCAGCGGCGAGGGCGAGCACGGCACCCAGGCGCTCGGCACGGTGCACGAGCGCGTGCGCCTCGAGATCCGCGAGAGCGACGCTCGGCAGGTGGCGAGCACCATCACCCGCCAGCTACTTGTGCCGCTGGGGCTGATCAACATCCCCGGCTTCGACCCGCGCCGCGCGCCGCGCTTCGAGCTCGACCTGGGCGAGGCCGAGGACATCGCGGCGATGGCCGACGCGCTGCCCAAGCTGGTGAGCGTTGGCATGCGCATCCCCGAGGCCTGGGCGCGAGAGAAGCTGCGCATCCCCGCCGCGCAGGATGGCGAGCCGCTGCTCGCGCCCGCTGCCACCTCGCCCGCGGCTGAGCCGGCCGACGGCGCCGATGCGCCTGGCCGCGCCGATGCCGCTGCAGCCGCCGAGGATGTCGACGATGCCGACGATGCCGAGGACGCCGAGGGCGCCGACGACGATGAAGAGACCGCCGCCCCGCCCGGCGCGCGCCCGGCCGCGCTGGCTGCCCGCACGCCGCGGGCGGCGCGCTGCCCGGTGCACGGCCGCAAACCGGCCGTCGACGGCCGCTTTGCCGCGCTGGCCGGCGCGCAGGCGCCGCAGCGCGACGCCATCGACGACATGGTCGACGAGGCCGCGGCGCAGTGGCGCCCGCTGCTCGGCCCGATGGTCGAGCCGCTGCTGGCCGAGCTGGAGCGCGCAGTGGCCGCCGGCGAGACGCTGGCCGCCTTCGCCGATCGGCTGCCGCAGCTCGTGCAGCAGCTCGACAGCAGCCCGCTGGCCCAGCACCTGGCCCGCACCGCCTTCGTCGCCCGCCTGGCCGGCGAGGCCGACATCACCCTGCACGGCACCGACAGCTGACCCAGCCCCGCCGCCATGCCCAGCACCCTGCCGCCCGGCACCCGAGTCGGCACCGCCGAGCCCGCCGACGCCGTTGCCGCATTCGTGGCGCGGGGTGACCTGGCGCCCACCTTCCTCTGGACCGACCTGTGGCAACAGGAGCACTCGGCCCGCTTCATGGTGGCCGGCGTGGCGCAGGCCGACATCCTGCGGATGTTCCGCGATCGGGTGGACGAGGCTCTCAAGTCAGGTGTCAACCCGCAGGACTTCATCGACGCGCTCAAGCCCGAGCTGGTACGGGCCGGCTGGTGGGGTGACGTGCTGATCACTGACCCGGCCACCGGCGCGCAGCGAATCAGCCGCTTCAACGATGCGCGCCTGCGCCTGATCTACGACACCAACCTGCGCCAGAGCTACGCCGCCGGCCGCTACACCCGCGCCGTGCGCAACGCCCGGCGCCTGCCGCTGCTGATGTACCGCACCATGCGCGACGAGCGCGTGCGCGCCAGCCACGCCGCGTGGGACGGGCTGGTGCTGCCGGTGGACCACCCCTTCTGGCGCGAGCACTACCCGCCGAACGCCTGGCGCTGCAGATGTACTGCGTTTGCACTGAGCGAAAAGGACTTGGCGAGGAGGCAAGCCCGTGGCGAGGACCTGCGCACCCGCGCACCGCCTGACGTGCAGGTGCCCA